GGGGTGGCGGGTCTATTGGTCTGGTCTATTGGTCTGCCTAATCTAATTTATTTCATGGGGGGAATCTATTTATTAAGTGAGCATGGAGATAGTTACTCACTAGGGATAAACGATTACAGCGCAATTACTTACGATAGAGAGAGATTACAGCCACCTTAGACCCTACGGTGTAGTGTTTGGCAAGGTATTATGTATATATAGTCCCATACAAATTTTCTGTTATATAATATCCCCCCTATAATATATACAGCAACCCTGTGACCTGTGTCACATGCTGAGCGTAAAAACCACCCACCTTAAAAGATTTTTTATCTTTTTACTCGGAATTTACCCGTTTGAACGGGTTATCTATAGTATAGATATAATATACGGAGTCGCTCCGTTTAAGACTCCGCTCCTCCTATATATAATATAAATTATAATCAATATGGGACAATACTGCCGTTTAACCCAACCGTTAAATAGGCGTTTATTAGGAGTTGAAATGGGACGCAAGCCAGGGGTACAATCGGTACCAAAAGACGAGGCGCAGGCCAAGGTCCTATCCCTACTAGAGCAGGGTTCGACCATTACCGCCGCTATGGCCGCCGTAGGTCGTAACGACGCCACCTTCCGTCAATGGTCTATGGTGGATGAAGATTTTAAGGAAAAGGCAGACAAAGCCCGTCTAGCGGGCAAAGGCATCAAGGCTGACCTAGCCGACTTAAAGGATATGCCGTTTCCTGCCTTCTCCGAGCAGTTCCTAGATTCTAAACTTTTCTCCCACCAGTTAAACTGGATTGACCTTATCGAGGGTCGTCAGCCAAGTTGGATGCCAGAGGGTATGACCTATGAACCTGGAGACCCCAACCGTGTTCTGATTAACGTGCCACCCGAGCACGCCAAGTCAACCACGATTACGACCAACTACGTAACGTACAGAATTGTAACTAACCCTAATGCTCGAGTAATTATCGTCTCGAAGACACAGGGTATGGCTCGCAAGTTCTTGGGTGCAATCAAAACCCGACTTAGCCACCCAGCCTACATGAAACTACAAACGGCCTTCGGCCCTAATGGTGGCTACAAGGCGGATGCAACACAATGGTCCGCCGATATGATTTACTTGGGTACAGGACGTGACTCTGGTGAGAAGGACCCTACGGTTCAAGCCCTAGGCTTCGGTTCACAGATTTATGGAGCACGTGCTGACCTGATTATTCTTGACGACGTTGTTATGGGTTCTAATGCCCATGAGTGGGAAAAGCAGATTGAGTGGCTCCAGAAGGAAGTTATCACTCGTCTAGGTCGTCACGGTAAACTTGTAATCGTAGGAACACGTGTGTCTCCTATCGACCTCTACAAGATGATACGTAGCGGAGACCAATGGACGGGTGGCAAGACCCCCTTCACGTACTGCGCTATGCCAGCAGTTCTCGAGTTTGATGAGAACCCCACTAAGTGGAAAACGCTATGGCCTGCGACAGACCAGCAAGAAAATGATTTGGATGATGTACTTGAAAATGGACTATACCCGAAATGGGATGGACCCTCGCTCTTTAAGCGCCGCTCTGAGGTCGCTCCGTCGGTTTGGGCTATGGTCTACCAACAAGAAGACGTCGAGTCCGACTCTATCTTTCCGCCAGCAGCAATTGCAGGATGCGTTAATAGTATGCGAAAGCGCGGACCGCTTAAACCAGATACTCCAGGGCACCCACGCAGAATCGAAGGAACCTACACAGTAATCGGTCTTGACCCTGCTATGGCAGGTGCTACCGCTGCAGTCGTGGCTACTTACAATAAGGCTGATGGACGTATCTATCTTCTTGACTGTGTGAATATGACTGAGCCTACGCCAGCCAAGATTCAGACTTTGCTAGAAGAGTGGATTATCAAGTACAAGCCACAAGAACTAAGAATTGAAATCAACGCCCACCAGAAGGCATACGTGCTAGATGATGTGCTTAGAGATTTCTGTACAATACATGGATGCCAACTCAAGCCCCACTATACAAGCAAGAACAAGTGGGACTCTAACTTTGGTGTAGCATCTATGGCAGCACTCTTTGGAACGATTAAAGATGAGCGTTTCCAAGATAATAACTTAATTGAACTTCCTTCTAACGAAGGTTCTGAGGGGCTAAAGTCCTTGGTGCAGCAACTTATCACCTGGAAGCCTGATACCAGAAACCCTACCGACTGCGTTATGGCGCTTTGGTTCGTAATCATCCGCATACGCGAGTTGATGCAACAGTCGGGACTAGGAGTTAAGTACCAGCAGAACAGGTGGGCCACACGGTCCCAACGCTCGAGTCGCGGAACTATTAACTTAGATGATGCTTACTCAGCGCAATGGAATGAAAACTACGGATAGGACTATAATGGCATTACCAATCGAAGGTATAGTACAAAAGGTCGAGTCTTTACGACTCCGCCATAGTGCTAGAGATGCTCGTAATCTTGACGTCCTTGCTGTCCGCAAGGGAAAGATTACAGAAGTCTACCCTGATTTCTTCCCAGACGGCGTTAACACTAACGTAGTAGCCAACTTTATCGACGTGGTAGCCCGCGACCTCTCTGAGGTTATGGCACCACTTCCAGCGATTAACTGTTCAGCAGCCAACTCTGTCAATGACCGAGCACGTAACTTTGCTGATAAGCGTACTCGCATCGCTTCAAACTACTTCCAGCACTCAGACCTAGCGGTACAAATGTACTCAGGCGCTGACTGGTTTATCACATATGGATTTATCCCGTTCTTAATTGAACTGGATGAAGAAAGCAAACTGCCACGAATCCGCATAGAAAATCCTGTTGGGGCTTACCCAGACTTTGACCGCTATGGGCGATGCGTTGCATATGCTAAGAAATACGTAATGACACTAGGTGACCTGTGTTCACAGTTCCCTGAATATGAAGTTCAACTACTTGGCCGTTTAGGCTACAAGCAGAACCTCAATGTTCCAATCGAACTGGTTCGTTATTACGATAAAGACCAGTCAGTTATCTATGTGCCAGCAAAAGAGAATTTAGTTCTATCACAGGCTAAAAATCCCCTTGGTAAAATGATGGTTGTCGTTGCGCGTAAGCCTTCTATTGATGGCGAACTGCGCGGACAATTCGACGACGTATTAGGTATCCAACTTCTCCGCAACCGTTTCGCCTTACTGGCTATGGAAGCAGCAGAGAAGAGTGTCCAAGCACCTATCGTGCTACCAAACGACGTACAAGAACTCCAGTTGGGTGGCGATGCGGTTATCCGTACTGCCAACCCTGCTGGTGTTCGACGTGTAGAACTCACACTTCCACAAGGCGCCTTTACTGAGCAGACATTACTTAACCAAGAACTACGAGTTGGTACTCGTTATCCAGAAGGACGTACTGGAAATATTGACGCTACTGTTGTTACTGGACAGGGCGTACAGGCTCTCATGGGTGCCTTCGATACCCAAGTTAAATCAGCACAGGCAATCTTTGCAGCGGCACTTCGTGACGTTATTGCAACTTGTTTTGAAGTTGATGAAAAGATTTATCCAGAAACAAAGACCATTCGTGGTGTAGATTCTGGTTCTCCATACGAAGTTGAGTACAGACCATCCAAGGACATCAAGGGTGACTACTCTGCAGATGTACGTTATGGAATGCTCGCTGGTTTGAACCCAGCACAGGGACTTATCTTCATGCTACAAGCCCTTAGTGGCGGTCTTATCTCTAAGGATATGGCTATGCGTGAACTCCCATTCACAGTTAACGTTACACAGGAATTAGAAAAGATTGAAGTTGAAGGACTACGTGCTTCACTTCTAAGTTCTATCAGTGCTTTAACACAGGCGATTCCACAAATGGCGTCAACTGGGGGCGATGTTTCACCAATCATCACTAAAATTGCTGCGGTTATTAAATCGCGTCAAAAGGGTTTACCTCTTGAAGACGCTGTTGGCGATATATTCGCTCCGCAGCAGCAGGTTCCTCCTGCTGGTGCCCCAAGTACTCCTGTCGAGCAGCCGTCCCCTGTTCCAGGTGGCGCTCCAGCAGGAGGCGCTCCTTCTCCAGAAGGCTTAGCACCTCAAGCACCACCACCAGATTTACAAACAATTCTATCCACTTTAAGTGGAAGCGGCAAGACAAGCGGACGAGTAACAACAAGGGGATAAAATGACAACGCTAGTAGCGATTCAAGGTGACGGTTGGTCGGTACTAGGATGCGATTCACGTATCAGCGATGATGATGGTCGTTTCCAAGTTTCTAAAACTCCAAAGATTGTTGATAACAACGGTATTCTAATTGCTGGTTGTGGGTCATCACGTGCAAGTAACATCTTGCATTATGGATATTTACAACCCAAGCCAACGCTTAAAGAAGACCTTGACAAGTTCATGAGTCAAAAGTTTATACCAGCGATGAGAAAGAATTTCATTGATGCTGGTATTGATATGAAAGAAGATGGGGACATTGCAACAAATGAAGGCGGATTTCTCGTCTCAGTCAAGGGGCAGATTTACTCGGTTCAAGATGATTACTCTTGGGACACCGATATTCGTAATGTATATGTTATGGGTTCTGGCGGCGATATTGCCCTTGGTGCGCTGGCAGCGTTGGGTGTATCGAAAGTAAAAACAGTAGCAGAGGCTGAAACAATGGTTCGCAAGGCTATCGCATATGCAATCGAATACGATATGTACTGCTCGGAACCTATTCACACATTTACTCAATATTCTAAGTAGGAGACATAATGGCAAAAGGCGGATACAGACCAACTGCACCACAGAACAATACTGGAGTTTCTGGTACTGGTGGAGCAGGTTCTAAAGATGGACAGCCTAATCGCTATATGTCAGGTGGCACTTATGGTGCATCAAAAGCATTAAACGAACAACAAGGTGGAGCAACAATGGCACAAGCACCTACTGGCAGTTCTGCTGCTGCAAGTGCTATCCCAGAGATGCCACGTCTTGGTACATTATTAGACCCAACTAACAATCCTGCAGAACCAATTACTGCTGGTAGTGACTTTGGTCCTGGTGTTGGAAGCGATGCAATGCCTAAGAACATTTCCGCTAATACACGACCAGAAGAAAATCAAGCAATCATTTCTCAGTATCTTCCAGACCTAATCCAGGCTGCAAGTTATGAAGGTGCTCCAGACTCATTTAAGCGATTCGTTAACTATCTAGCGAGCAAATAATGAAAGATGCGGCATGGCTACCAGGTAGCCTTTTTGACAACATCGATAAATTTGCCAATTCACTTGGTTACCAAAATGCAGGTATTGCTATGGAACTTGCTATGGTATCTTGGAAGTCTCCAGAAGAGCGTGATGCATTCATCATGGCTATCACTGATGAAGACGTCAAAGGTGGAACAGAGAAAAATTATTATAAAAGTTTTAGGGGGTAAGCATGGGAGCCTGGAATGACTTCACAAGTGCCCTCTCTAGTTTTGGTGCCGTTGGTAAACGACTAACAGGTGGTGGTTCTTACCTAAGCGAAGATGAACTTCGCAAAGAAAAAGAGTTACACGATACAGTTAAAAACGCTTTAAGCGCTGCTGACCAAGCAATAAGCAACATTCCTGGTGCTGGTATTGCTAAAAAGGCTGCAGCAAAGACTGGAGATTATCTTCTTCGTGGAGCAGTTGCTCTTAATACAGAAGTTCTATCTCCATATATCTTTCGTCCCTTGTCAACAGTCGGACTACTTACTGACACATCTTCTCCACTCTACAAA